GAGTTGCGCTTATACTGTATTTCAATCCGGAAGCGGTCGGTTCCCAAAGTTCAATACGGGTCATATCCATCGGATCATACATCACACGGAACTTGCGTCCTATGTTGCGAAGCGCCCATTGTTCATTACGAAGCCCGTCTTCGCCATAGACTTCGTACTCATATTTCTGCTTGTCGATCTCTATTTTCAGCCCGGCATTGATGTAGGTCACCTCTTTGGCACTTGTGAGCCAGAACATCTGAATCAGTTCAACCGGCTGCACGGGTGATATTTCCGGATTCTCACTCATGCGGTACATGTCAATGCGAGCGATACCGGTAGCCGGATGAGCGGCATTGTTCCATTCCTCACGGCATTGACGGTATATTTCTTTCACTTCTTCCAAAGTAGGAAGAGCATAAGCATTCTTTTCTATGAATTCAAGATTGGGCTTGCTGTTCATCTTTACGGCTGTCACGTTCTGCCCGGTGAAATACCATATTTTATGAAGTATCTGCTGCTGGAACCGTCCGAAGACGCTTTCTATTGTTTTGCTCTGACCGTTGTATGGCATGGTAGGTTTATGAAGGATAGCAATCTTGTCGAAGAATCCTCGCGCCGCCAGCTTATTATGTCCACCCTGATTGTCGTTTACAATTTCATAGGGACGAACACCAGCGAATTCTACTGCCTGCCGGAAAGCCCGGTACTGACTGTCAAAAGTTTCTTTCGGAGCGATATCGTAGCCTATTAGCGTCTCACTATAAGCGTCAAGAACTTCGTAAACAGAAGTGGTACACATTTTATTATCCGCATTTTTATAGTACAGGTTCAGCTTAGTACCATCGGAATACCAAAGAGCATCACGCATCTGCGGAAGTTGTGTCTTCAATAAAGAAGAGTATTTCGATTTCCACTTCTGCATCCCATATACGGCAGCAAACCAAAGTGGCATCACAGCGGGATCATACAGATAATTGCGAAGAGTAGTCATGGACTTGATAGGTTTCAATCCACGTTCTATCGCCTGACGATTGTACTCCTCAAATATCTGAGAGTCAGTATAGACAGGAAACTTACTACGTTTCAGTTTCAACAGCAAGCGCCCTTCCATCGGCCCGATCTTTCGAGTGTTTTGGTTACCATTCTTAGCGCTGACTAATACCTCATACCCATAATTCTTATAAGCATTGTACTTTTCACGCAGGCGGGCAGCATTCCCGGGAAGCGTATGCTGATACAGCGAACGAAGCTTCTCACAAGTACCCATTACAGCCTCCCAAATTTCCTTGGAGTGCGAATAACCACTCTTCCTGTGCAGCGATTTCATTTCATTCTCCACACGGATCATTTCATTCATCACTTGGGCATTCAGTACATATTCTGCCTGCTTCACATCTGTCAAGCTACTACCATCGGATAATGTAAATTTATCACGGTAGAATACAATAGCTTTGCTATCAGTTCTTAGTGTATCACTCATGGTTTCTTCTTTGATTTGTTCTTTCAACTTTTGTTCTGCATCCGGATACTTGGTGTCGTAAGCCTCCTTGATGGGACGATAAAGGGAAACGTAGTCAATAAGAGCGCAAGAACCTTTTCCCTTTCCAGGACGAAGCACCCGAATTTTCCCTTCACGCACTTTCTTCTTATAGTTCGGTTTACTCAGGATTCCTCCCTGAGTCACCAACTCAGCGAAAGTCACGCACCGTATATTACCAAACATTTCCATAATCAAACATTTTAAATTTGCACAAGCATCCGGCACCGACCCGAATCCGTAAGCCACTCGTGAAAGTTCTAATCTTGCATGTGAGAAAAACACTATTCCTATTCATCCCGAACCAAAATAGTTTTGCTACCTTTGTAGCTATCAAAACCAATAAATTATATAATCATGAACTATTTCTCTATTATTTTTTACTCGTACTGTCGAGGTCCACTTGATGATGTTCGCACAATTTATAAAGATCATCTAAGGAAATTGAACCTGAGATACAGTAGTGACATTTATTTTCCTGAATCCGGATGGTCAACCCCTGCATTAGGAGTTCCTTTGGAGTTGAATTTTTTAGTAAGAATTCCAAAAGACCGGCTAACCGAAGATAAGGCTCTGCTGAAGAGTCTTGTATCGCTTTCTGATAATATAAAGAAGGATGTTCCTGGCATAATAGAGATATCCATAAAAACGAATTGTTAGTCATCTCGTTAATTGATTCCAAACAGCCTGCTTTTAGTAGTGATAGTTCGGTTTCATTCCTTAGAATCGTAAGTTCCTCAATGTGTTCCTCTAAATTCTTTCGATATATCATTCTTTCGTCATCCATCACTCAGCCCTCCTTTCTTCCTCTTCCAAAACCCGTCCCAGCAACATAGCCACCGAAAGAATCAACAATACACCAGCCGTACAAGCATCTTTTATTGAAACGCCAAGCCCGTCAACCAAATTGAGAGCCATAATAAACGCAGCTGTAGCGGCCACATTCTGAATCCATCTAATTACTTTCATATCTAATTTTTATTTATATCTAAATACAATTCTTCCTTTTGATAAATCGTAAGGAGACATTTC